GCAGTAGATATAACAGAAGCATTCAACCCACCGCATTCTGAAACACTGTTATAACAAGTAAATCCACCAGTGGAGTCATTCATAATTCCATAAGTTATGGTTCCTCCCGAAGATGAAATTTCATTGTGGTCAACATCTTTTGCATAACCACCTGAACACCAAATTACTGATTTTAATACACCAGTAACCTCACTATAAAATCTGTTGTGATGTATTCTTCCCATCTTATTTGCCTCGGAAGCGGAAGCATCAATGATGTTAATATCATTTCCCTGAACCATCATAAAATAGTTATTATGAATGTTCGTACTAAAGATATTCGTCGGGATTGTAACTGCTGAATACCCCGCCTTGTTTTTGATAGCAAATCCAGCCAATTCGGAATTGGCACTCATTATCACATTAGCATAGGCTCCACTTTGGATTAAATAACAGGCAGAAGTAGAACCAACATTATACATCGGACCATTGACTGCAATTAAATGAACGGATGATCTACCACTAAAATCCAAAGCAGTTGTTTGGGTATAGGTTCCCGGCAAGACAAAAATATAATCACCCCGACCACCCTTACAGTTAGTAATAGCAGTTTGAATCCCTGCACCATTACCAGAATCAGCAATAACCGATGCTGAACCATCTGAATAAACCTGATACTTGTCTTTCAAAAAAGACTGATAATAGGCTTTAGATGAGGGAATAACATAATAGACATTCCCCACCATACCCATACTGTCAGCCATAGATAACTCAACTAACGCTTTTTCTAACGGGTAATTTCCCGCTGAAGCATCACTATATTTACTCATAGTTTTTTTCCTTTGTCCTCGCTACGACATGGGCTGTCCGCAGTTCCGACTAATAATTAATTTTAACTATTAACCTAAAGCTACCCAACTTAATTGTTCGTTGGTAATATTAACTTCAGCATTAATTTCTACTGTAAATCCATAAGATAGTATTTCAATTCCATCTGTTGAGATAGAACGAGTACCATCTGTAATAACCTGTAAACAAGTTCCGTCCGTCATTCCTTCAAACCATTCCATTGAAGCTAATCCGGTTGCACCAAGATTAACCACTTTTACATAACGAGGTTTAAAACCAGTAGTAATTGTAAATTTAGCAGCAGCACCGGTATCTAAATATCTACCGATTGCCACATTATTTACACTTGCTGGTACATTTGATTGTGTTGATGTTACTGCCATATTTTTATTCCTTTTAACCTAACGCCAACCATGATAGTTGTTCGCTAGTAACTAATAAATCTAAGTCTTTACCAATTAAAAACCCATCAGCTGCGACTGTAATTCCAAGAGTAGCGATTACGGTCATCGTTCCGTTAATATCAGTTTTCAAAGCCGTTCCAGCTGTCATTCCCTCATACCATTCAACCATTACTAATCCAGTTGTAGCTGTTAAATTAACAACTTTGACATATCTAGGTTTAAATCCACAAGTAATTGTAGGATCACTGGTAGCGATTGTACCGGTATCAACATACCTACCGATTGCTGTATTGACTACACTCGCCGGTTGCATTGATTGTGTACTTGTTATTGCCATATGTTTTTTTTATAAATTTCTAATTCTCCCCTCCGGCTTTCACCGGAGGGAAAGTTTAACTAACTAACTTAGGCGGTTACTCCGTGATGAATAACTACAAGGTTGCCTTGGGTTAGAATCTTACAAATGTAAGCTGCTTTCCAACCGGAGGTCATCCTTTGATTCAACGGATCTGCTGTACCTGCACTACCAAGAGGTTTCACGATGTTCTGTAAAGCAGCACCGGAAATTCTTGTTTGAGCATAAGCATTCTGTGCCAAAATAATAGTGTAGTGAACCGGGATACCACCAACTCCACCATCAGTATCTTCAAAGGCATTGGTAGTCATAATGAACCGGACATTTCCCAAAGCACCAATCTCATCCGGCATTACGCCAGCTTTTGAAGGATACTTTTCAACCGGAATCCATCCAGTCGCATCGTCAAGATCATAAGCAGTATCTTCGGAAACTATACCCACGAAAGATTTACCAATCGGTACAGTGTTGTAACCGGTAGAAGGATCAATCATGGAAGTAATGGGTTTAGCATTGTTTCCACGAAGAGTCCGGACCGCTTCTTTCACTTCCTCTCTGGTCAATTTCATCGCAGCCGTAACGGTTATATCACTCACTGCTGTAGAAGCATACTGAATGGTCGTACCGGCAGCCACTACATCACGACAAAGCTGATCCAAAGAATCTCCGGCCTGATCGCCAAGAATTTCGGCGGTTTCAGTCAGAATAGGATCATAGGTTTCTAGTAACACTCTGTCAGTCAAAGTCACATAATCACCGTAATATTTAACAGTAGCGGTAACATCAGTCACACTCAATGCTGTACCAGCCGGGGTAACACCCTCACTTAATGCAGTTGTTTGAGCTGTCAAATTACCATATTTTCGGAACTTAATAACATTCGTGCCAGCATTGGCTGGAATATCACGAACTTGTGCAAAACGATTATGCACAAAAGCGGGAACTGCCCGTTCTAATAAAGTCCTATCGTAAAAGTTATTTACTTCAATAGGGATTTCTGTTCTGGTTGTATTTGCCATATTTTTGTTTAACTAAATAATAAATATTAATAAGCAATAAAAAAGCCCGTACCCATAAATAGGTACGAGCTTCGGTTTTTCCGATTGCTTTCTATCTTAATTATACATTAACTAAGACAAGTCAACAATCAATTATAATGATTCACTCATTGGCCTTCCGGTCCGGGGATCTGTGCGATCCATAGATATATCCTGTCCGGCTTTAGCAGTCTGTTCATAAGACTTATTGAGGACCTCTGCTACCTGTTGCGGGACATCAGCATAAACACCCTTAGGAATAATCCACTTACATCCATTTAATTGAACCGTATCATAAGATCCGGACACCACATATTGATACTGCCGACCATGTTTATCGGTTCTCCATTCAACATTCCCCTGTTTTTCTTCTCCACTTAAAGGTAGCAAGATTCTAACTTTAAGTTGACCTTCCAACAGATTTCTCATTACCTCTGCTTTAGAGTTATACCTCTGGTCAAACTCCTTAATTTCTTTGGGGGATTCTTTATCTTCTAAACTATCCACTCTCTCCACTACTTTCTTGGCCTTCATAGTGTTTATAACTGCTAATATCTGGGCTTTGGTATTGAAGGTATCAACCTCTTCAACCGGCATACCCAATTCCACCAACTCTGCCTTTAGTTCTTTTAGTGTTTTTTCTATTATTTGTTCCATATTTTAAAAATTATAAATAATTAATTAAGGATGACCTAATACTTTAGCTTTCTGGGCTTCATATTCTGCCTTCGGAGCATTAAGCCAATCAGTAGTTTCTCCGGTAGTCTTTCGGACCGTACCTCCGGGTGACTTGGTTTCTGCTACTACCCTTTGGGCTTCTCTCTCTTTGGCTGCTCCGATCTTTTGGGCATCCTTAGAGGCTACAATCGCAGCAATATTATAAACTGGTATATTGGCATAGGCCGGATGATTCATATACTTCAAAATAACATTCTGGTACTTAGCATATTCCGGTTTCGCAGCCACAAAAGATTGGACCTCCATTTTGTTTTCTATCTCCACCATCTTACCGCCAACCTTCTTCTCTACAATCTTTTCTATTCTAGCCTTATCCTCCGGATCAGTTTCATCCTCCTCTTCCGATTCTTCTTTCTTAATCTCTGCTTTTGTTCTTACTTCCGGTTCAAGTTTGGTTTCATCAATGCTTTCATCATCTCCAACTTCTTTCTCCTTTCCCTTATCTTCTTTTTCCTTATCCTTCCCACTCTCGTCATTTTCTGTAGTTACAACCTCCTCTTTGGTTTCATCTGTAACTTCGGTCTTGATTTCATCTAGTTTTATTTCTTCTGCCATATTTGTTTATTTCGGTTTTTCCGATAATAGGTAACAATTAATAATATCATTTCTTTGGGTCTGCTTCCACTTTCACAAAAGGAAACGGATCATCCTCATTGTGAGTCGGCGGGTCCGGCGGTGTTAATGCTTTAATCATATTCTGTGGTGTTTCAATAACATCTTTATAAATCCTCAACCTATCCCTTAATCTCCTGATTGATTCTAAATCCTCATCGCCAATGCCTAACAATATCTGGTTCTTAATCTCTTCCATGTTGTTATAAGCAATCTCTTCCACCCGTTTCCATCCGGCACTCTCCAACAGTCCCTTAAAATCTGCTATTGCCTGATCTCGGTTCTTAGGTTCTTCAAAGTTTAGTTTCATCTGATGTTAGAGGTTTGACTCGGTGTCATTGGCCTCATGTTGGGTGCTGCCCCTCCGGGCTGGACCGGATTATTATTACCCCCGGCTTCGGGATTATTCATCATAGTTGCCATTTGATCCTGTGGGAAAAACTCCGGATTAGTCTTTTTGATACTCAATGCCTTCTTATGAGTTTCAATGTGGGCCTTAGAAGCATCTGTTTCTTTAGCCATTGTATGAATCTCTAAGTGGACATTGTGATCATCTTCGGGCAGGACCGGAACTAACTTATCTTCATTCAGAAGGTCATTCTGATCCTCCGCTATCCTTTCATCAATCGTAGGGGGCCACAGGCGGTCTATCTCGTCTTTTTCCATGC